AACGGCGCCGGGTTCGCCGCCTCGAGCAACACGGCCAACCTGGTCCTGACCAGCAACACCTTTGTCGGTCCCCTGTCTTCAGGACTTGTGGTCGGCAACGTGGCGGCGACCTCGGACATTCTGAGCGCGAACGGTCTGTCCGTGGTCCAGCAGCTGTCCAACGTCAGCTCCACAGGTCTGTCCAACGCCGTCGTGTCTTTTGCGAATACCGCCTCGGCCAACATCACGAGCGATTACCAGACTGGCACGAATCTCGGGTTCTGGCTCCCGAACGCTTCGGCCCTCGTGATTCCTCCGGCGACTGCCATCGCGGCCGGCTCGACCAGCAACACCTTGTCGTACGTGAGTCAGCTCCGCTCTTCGGGTATCACCGTCGGGAACATCGTGGTCGGTCTGCCTTTGCCCGGCCCCGTCTACGTGACGAATGTCACCTCGACGACATTCACGGTGGCTTTCCCGGCCACCACCGTGGCAACGACCATCCTGCCCCAGACGCTCGTGTCTTTCGTGAGCTCGACAAGCTCTCAGAACTTGACCTACGCGGGCCTGACTTTCCAGCTCTGGGCCAATTTCGTGTATTTGGACCAGGCCGAGCGCGAGTACTTTGCTCAGAACTCCCACGATTTGCTGATTACTCAGGTCCAGCGCGTGCCCCTGAGTTCCCAGGCTGTTCAGGAGTTGGCCCTGGCCCACCCAGTCAAGTTCTTGGCCTTCCAGTCTCAGGCGTACGGCTCCATCTACCAGTCTGGTCTGAACTCTCTGAACGCCTCCAATTACCAACTCAAGGTGCAGATTAACGGTGTGGATGTCGGAGAGTCTCGGCCTTTGCCCATCTTTACCGACACGAATCAGTACTACCATACCCAGTACGGCTACCTCGGCGGTCACAACGAGACTCCGATCCTGATCTTGCCTTATTGCCTGGACACGAGCAAGCTGCAGCCGACCGGAACCCTCAACTTCTCTCGGCTCGACACGTACCGCCTCGTGGTGCCGACCATGCTCTCGGGCGGTCTGGCGGCCCTCGCGAACCCGTCTGTGAGCTACCCTTACGCCTATGCGGTGAACTATAACGTGTTGCGCGTGCAGAAGGGAATGGGGAGCGTATTATATGCCTCGTAAATTTTTATGGGTACTTTACAAAAGGAACCACGATGCAATTCTGGCCGTGGGTCCTCCTTTTGGGTCTCGTGTTTTTGGTCACGTACGACCCAAGCACGCAGAACCTCTCGAAATATTTTGATGGACCAAGAATAGGAGACGCCAGAAATGCAGCAGTCTCAGAAGGACCTTCCGACGGAACGGCACAAAAGCATAGCAGTTCCGGTAAGTTACAGTAGTGACGGCGGTCCCCCAAAGTTTCTTTTGGTCCACGATAGGCGCTACAAGGAATGGACATTCGTCACGGGCGGGTGTCGCCGACGTGAGATATTCAATCCTTTGCGATGTGCAATTCGTGAACTTGAAGAAGAGACTCGGGGGATCATAAATCTGAAAAAGGGAACGTATTCCTATTTCAGTTTTTCCTTCAAAGATTCGGATGGCGTGAATAACGTGTATCACGTATACGTCCTCGACGTCCCCATGACGCCGGCCGAACAGAGTCAGATAGTTTCAAAGTTTCACCAAGAAAAGGCGAAAATGGAAGGGCACGAAGTACCCTTTCGCAAAAATTACGACGAGAATGATTCTTGCGATTTTGATACACTCGAAGGAATCACGGGTCGTCGGGACCTCTGGGAGATGATACGTACGCACGTCCTGAAGAACCCCCAGTTTCATAAAGTCCTAAGGACGCCCGAGAAACAGACGTTCTTCCTGAGGGCCTAGAGCGCCGATGCAAAAGAGACGAGCCCCGTAGGGGCTCTTTTTCCTCAGACTCGGCGAAAGGAGGGGGATTCGTTCCCGTACTTAAAAAAAGGGCCGCGATGCGGCCCGGTTTCTATTTTAAATTCCTGAAACGTTATAAATGACTCAAAAGAAGGAACAACTTATCGTCCGACTCTTGAATCTGCGCAACGATGACTCCACGTCCCCCTCGGACCTCTTCAAGTATTCTATCCAGCAGATCCATCACTGGATCGAGATCGAAGAGGAGAAGAGGAGGGAGGCCCCCGCGCCGGCAGCAGAGCCCCCGGCCCCGCCACCCAAATCAGCCTTTGATTATTTCTTCGGTCGAGGTTAGAGAAAAGGGGCGCTTGATCTTCACGATGATAGAACGATGGAATCTCGGACCGGGCGAGAGCCCGACACACGTCCTTATGAACGGCGGACAGCTCCACGTGCCCGATACAGACCTAGACGCGTTTTGGTCAGCGTACCTCATGGACCTTTCTTTGGGGAAGAAGTTGTACGTCGTTGAACAAAAAACAGAATTTTTTAAATTTTTTGTTGATGTGGATTTCAAATCCGAACGAGCCCTTGAAGACGAGGACGCCATGGACCTGTGCAGACGAATATGGGAATCCGTGGGTGATCCAGGCAGGTGCGTGACGGCCCGAGCCCCGGCCCGTAAGGAGAAACTCTTGATCAAGTCTGGCCTACACATACACTGGCCAGATCTCGTCGTGGACAAGAACCAGGCCTTGGCGCTTAGGACACGCATCTTGCTCGGTCTCGGCTCGGGGGTCCACTGGGACCAGACGATCGACCAGAGCGTCTATGGAGGCTCGGGGCTTCGGTGTCTCTGGTCACACAAGAAACCCGAGGGTCGACCGTACGTCCCTTGGAAGTCCGTACCGTCGGGCGAACGACTCGATGCGACGCCCCGACTCGAGACGCTCAAGATGTTCGCCGTTCGGACTACGGGCGGGACACCACCCAAGTCAAGAGCCCCTCCGAGTCTGAACGACTCGGGTCTCCTCGAGCGTTTCATACGTCAGAACATGGACGGACAGGCGAACGCACGGGTCAAAGCGGTCCGAAGGACGAAGAGAGGCGAAGGCAAGGGGCTCTACGTCGAGACGGACTCGAAATGGTGCGAAAGGATCCAGGCCGAGCACAAATCGAATCACGTATGGTTCTATATACTTAACGGAACGATCCAGCAAAAGTGTCTGAACGAAGAGTGTCTTGAGTTTCAGGGCCGTGAGCATTTTCTCCCGCCAAGTATCAGTAATGAACATCCTCGTGTGGATGCTTCTCCTCGTCCTCGTGCTGTGGACCTTCTTCCCCCGTCCTGGCGCGGGACGTTTCAGGGCGTTCGAGGAACAGGTCCACAAGTACTCGGGCCTGGATCCCAACGAATGGAAGTCGTTCCTGACGGAGATTCGTGAGTTTGACAAGGGTCTCGAGGTCGGGCACTTGTACCAGGCGGTCGAACACGTCAGGAACCTGGGTCTCATGAATACAAACTTCACAGACGAGCTCAATTCGCTGGCGGACCGACTCGGATACGAAGGCGAGCTCGCTGCAGGACCTAAGAGACCTAAATTCTTAAACGAAGTTATTCCAGATCAGCCATTCACGTATTACTTAAACGATTCAAAACCTATGGATACAATATATGTCAACCCTACTGGAATCGCCGTCGGGAATGGATTCGTCGGTCGGACCCGCTCCTGAGTCTTTGCGCACGCGCTCAGGACGTGTGTCCAAGCCCCCTGTTCGCTACGAGCCCGTGGAGCAAGTCGAGGACGACTACGCGAGTGATGAGTATGATGAGGCCGAGTCTGACGTGAGTTCTCACGTGGAGTTTAGCGAGTCGGAACTTGAAGATGAAGAAGCCGACTCCGACTTGGATGACTTTATCGTCGAAGATAAAAGCGAGAGTGACGAAGAGGACAATAATGGAAGCGAATCCGACTCAGACTCAGGAGGAGGAGTACCAGCCCCAGTGGCTCGAGCCCCCGCCCCAGCAGCTCCTGCCAAGGTTCCAGGACGTCGAGCCGTCACAAAGAAAAAGTGAATTTTTTGTCGACAATAAACTTTTGATTGGCGTCGCTATAGGTATCATCATCATGGGGATGCTCATGTCAATGAGACCTGTAGTTATTCATGCCAAGTAAGTGGCACCAGACTAGGCTATAAAATAGAGTGGGGCCTTCCCGCTCGGTGAATCGTTCCCGACGAAATCACCGATCGGACCCGTGCGCGTCTTGTACACGTCCTCTTGGAGGAATCCGACCCACGCACCTTCGCGTCTTTGCGTATCAGTTTCTTTAAGCAAAAAATCAGTATCGTAATAGGGCGGACGGGCCTCGCTCGTGTCCCCGAGGGAAGGCGGTGGGACCGCGCGGGGCAGAACGTTATAGGCCGTCATGAGGAGCCAAAGAATGATAAGTAGGCCTATGAGTGTCAACCACATCTTTTAGGTGCGTATATTTTTTTCAGACGACGGGAACGACCTCGGACTCTTCGTTGACTGGCTCGAGAGCCGCGGGCTCTGAGGCGGTCGCGCGCCGGTCCTCCTCCTCCTTCTTGCGTCGGGCAATCTCCGTGGCGACCTCTGCATCGGCCATGCGACGCAGGACATCCTCATCCTTGGTCGGGAACTCCTCCTTGAGTTTCTCGAAAATCTCCGAAGGGTGCGGAATCGGCGGAACGTCCGGACGGTTATAAAACTTGGAGTTTTCGTCCGAAGGGTCGATGTACGGGTACGGACCATCGAGCGGCTTGGCGGTCATGTCACGCTTGCGCTTCTCGAACATGGCTGCGGCCTGTGACTGGTTCTCACGGTACTTGACCATGATCTCCTCGAGCTTCTCGTTGGCGTAGTGTACGTCATCGATCTTGTCGCGATCGGGCGGAATCAAGAGCCACTTGTACATGTCGACCACGTAGATATCCACGAGTCCATCCTCCTTCTGCAGACGCTTCGCGTGTGAGGAAGCCTCATCACGGGTCGGGAAACAGCCTCGGATCTTCATGCCCAGGAGGTCATTCTTCTGAGGCTGGTCAGGACCCACGAAAGACACGCACGCAAACAGCTGGCCCGGGATCGTCAAGTAATCGCTCGTGAGTTCGCCCATTTAAAAGGTACGTGCCTTTTTCTTTTAAGTGGCTAACAAAATGGAAGCTCTCAGAAAACACCATAACGATTACAAAAGAGAGCTTATTCGTCGTTGGGTCTTGCCCGGGACCAAAGTGCTCGACTGCGGGTGTGGCCGGGGCGGGGACGTACTCAAGTGGCGCGCGACCCGAGCACACGTCTTTGCGATAGATCCGGATGAAGAATCCTTGCGCGAAGCGGAACAGAGGGCCCATGATTCCAAGGCTGATGTGTGGTTCCTGAGTCCCGGGACCATTCTCGAAGCACAAGCCTCGGGACCGTATGACGTCGTATGTTACAACTTTTCGCTCCACTACATCTGTGAAGACCCCGTGACGTACAGAGCGTCTCTCAAGGCTCTGCGCGAGTCCCTGAATCCCGGGGGACTCCTGATAGGTATCGTGCCCGAAAAGGCCAGGGCCCAAGCGCTCGCAGACCCTTTGGGAAACTTCAAGGACTCTTTGGGAAACTCGTTCGCACTCCAGGGCACGCGCCTCCACGTCCGGCTCGTCGACGGACCGTTCTATGCCTCCGGGGGGCGCACGGAGCCTTTGCTCGATGCGACGCGCCTGATCCACGACCTGAGCGTGCTCGGACTCGACCTGGTCCTATGGGAACCCATGGTACCACGACCCACAGGGCTCATATCAGATCTGTATTCGAAATTTGTTTTCAAGAAAAAAAAATAAAAATAAAAGAGTAGGGATGGACGGTACGGCGTTCATCGTAACGGCACTCGGGCTCACGCTCGTGTGCGTCATCTTGATGTACGGGACTCAAGACCCTCCGCTCTTGGCCCAGCTCAAGCAAAGGTACGAGGTTCTCTTAAAGGTGCTCCAAGAGGACCCGGACCTCGATCCGCGCTGGGAACCCCTGAAGAAACCCGTGATTCTCACGGCCATGAATGGTTGGTCCAAATCAAAGGGGGCCATAGCCTATAACGTCAACAAAGGGTACGAAATTTACGTGTGCATGGACAATATAGGCCCCCGGGCGCTCAATACGGCCATGCACGTTCTCATTCACGAATTGAGTCATTCAACAGTTCGGGAATATGAACATTCTGATAATTTTTGGAAAAATTTCAAAGATCTCAAAGAGTACTGTGCCCGTCACGACCTGTACAAGTTCGGGTACGTGGGCCCGTACTGCGGAGAGAACATAAGGCCCTAGAGGAACTTTTCGGCTGCGTAGAACACGAGAGCCGCCACGAGAGCCGTCACGAGCATAGCGGTCATGGACCCGGGCTCGACGTTCGGGAACATCTGTGCGATACGTTCCTGGACCTGTTTGGACGTGGCGACGACGGCGGCCAGACCGGCCAGAGCCGCCATGTACTGCTGGACGGTCATTCCGAACGGAATCTTCTTCGGGCCTCCTGCTGCCTGAGGAGCCTGCTGGGCCGAAGGAGGAGGCATGGGGGCGGCCATCGCCTGTTGCGTCGCGAGTCCGGGACCGCTCATAGGCATGACCTCATCCATGGACGTGGAGAACTCGGCCATTTGAGATTGGCCAACGTTTTTTTCCGCTTGGGGTGGCGCTTCGATAAGGCCCTGGGGAATGACTGAAGCGATTTCAGTCGAACCGGTCGCGTCGAAAGACTCCATTTTCTGTTAGGACCTGTGAGATTTTTCAGGGTGAAGGGGCGCGCGAAGCGCCCCGGTCTTGGAGACCCTCCCCGATCACACACCGGGAGCGCTGCGCGCCCCCGAAGTGGTCTCAATTCACCTCAACTTCTTCACCTCTACGGTCCCTGCGCCCGGTTTGCGCGCGAGCGTTTGGCCTGACCTCGGCGTCTGTGCATGTCTCGGGTTATAGAACCTCTGATGGTACTGCCAAAGCGCCGGCGACCCGACCCGGAAGTTCTTTCTGAGTGTGGCCTTGTACCAAAAGACGCAGTTTGTTACGTCGTTACTCTTGGACGTATTGTCGAGGACTAGACACTCGTAGTTTTCGGTACATGCATCCATGACTTGACAAAATTGATCAAAGGTCGGGAAGACCCCGAAAAAAGCCTTGTAAAGGTTCTCACGATTCTGGCGAACGTTGTCTCGAAGCACAAAGACATAGTCCACGTTGGTCCGAATCATAGGGGTCATGTCCATACAGTACTGTGTGGTCATCATGAAGAAAATCTTCCAGTGTCGGCCATTCATAAAGAGTTGGCGGATACACGGGTCGCGCATGAAAGACCTATCGTACATACAGTCATCCATAAGTATAAAGACCGGACTGGCTTTGCCGA